TCAGACCCTAAACATCCAGAAAATGAGGGTAAAGTATTTTTATTTAAATTTGGTAAAAAGATATTTGATAAGATTACTGAAGCGATGCAACCAGCATTTGATGATGAACAACCAATTAACCCATTTGATTTTTGGAAAGGTGCTAACTTTAAACTAAAAATCAGAAAAGTTGATGGTTATTGGAACTATGACAAGTCTGAATTTGAAGGCGTGTCAACTCTTGCTGAAAGTGATGACAAGATTAAAGAAATCTGGTCAAAACAATATGCTCTTAAACCTTTCCTTGACCCTAGTAATTTTAAAACCTATGATGAACTTAAAGAGAAACTGAATAGGGTAATTACGGGTGATAGAAACGCTAGTACCGTTGAAAATGCAAACCTCCCGCCAAAAACCAACGATACAGCGAAAAGCACACCAGTTAGTGCTCAACCAGAAGCTAGTGATGATGACGATACGTTATCTTACTTTAGTAAATTAGCTGAGGAAGAGTAATCTATCTCTCTCATAACTGAATGCTTAAGAGGCCGTTAGAAATAACGGCCTCTTTTTTTATTTTCAGCGTATAAATATTGTTATGGCAAATATACTAGATCCACTTGTAGATAAGCAAGGTGGCATAAGAAAATCAGCAGCTTGGTATAGAAGTAATGTAGCTTCTATCGCTGATAGAGTGACGGCCAGAAAGTTAATGAATCAAGGTAAGTTAATTGGTAGACCTAGTGCTGGTAGATTAAATATGTTCTTTTATGACCCTAAAACAAAACAGAAACTACCATATTATGACACTTTTCCACTAGTCTTACCACTTGAACCAATTAAAGGTGGTTTTTTAGGTTTAAATTTTCACTATTTACCATATTTGTTAAGATTTAACTTATTACAAAGATTACAAAAATTTGCTGATGGTGGTATGAAATCAACTACAAAGTTTGAAGCGAATTATGATGATGTTAAAGGAATTAATTTAGTAAAACCAACAATTAAAAAATATTTGTATAGTCACGTGAGATCACAGTTTTTAAAAATAGATTTTGATGAGGCAGCTTTGGCTGTTTATCTACCTGTACAACAATTTAAGAAAGCAGGAACAAATAAAGTTTATTCTGATAGTAGGAGAATGATTTAATGAAAACAATTAAAAAAATTATAGCAAAAATATTTGGCATAAAACAATGTCAATGTAAAGGTAAATAATGGCGATTTTAAAAGGCGGCCGAAGAATAGGAAATTTTGATATTAGACTTGGTTTACCTAGGGATAAGTCTTTAGATAATGTTGAAAGTGATCCTAGAATTGGTAGAGAAGCAGGTCCATCAGGTGAAAGAATTGTAAATACAGCAGAAGCTAGAATTGCTCAAGCGGCTAAAGGTGCTAAATCAGCAAGAGTACAAAGAGGTTCAGATTTAACAGGTGATGATAGTAAAAAAACAAGACGACAAGGAGAAACAACAATAGGCAGATTTTTAGCGATGGTCGGCCAAGGTGAGGGTTTTGCTTTTACAAATAGATTTATTGTTCAAATTAATTTACCAAATAGTTTACTTTTTGATTCAAATAGTGGTGAAACAAGTGTAGTTGCTCCTAATGAATTAACATCATCTACAATGGTAAGAACCGTTAATGCTATGTGTAACAAGGCAGAATTTCCTAGTAGAGATATAGAATCAACAGAATACATAACTTATGGTCCTCAAAGAAAAATGCCAACATCATACACTTTTCCTGGTCAAATAGAAATGAGTTTTTATGGCGACAAATATTTAAGACAAAGATCATTTTTTGAAAACTGGCAAAAGGCTATGTTTGATATAGATAGCCACAATATGAATTACTATGATAATTATGTTGGTACAATTGATATTTACCAATTAGGTAATTCAGTTGAAACAATAGAGTCAGGTGGTGATGATATAGCAGGCAAGGCCGAAGTTGCTACACAAATTACATATGCTGTTAGATTGTTTGAAGTTTATCCTGAAACAATTGGTACTGCCTCTTTAGAATATAGTAATACGGCGACAGTACACAATTTACCAATCACGTTTGCTTATAGAACTTGGAGAAACTTGACACTTGATGGTATGCCAGGAGTTGGATTTGGTTCAACAGAAAAACCAGAATTTGAAGGCATAGGAGATAATATGAATATAGGTCAAGGTGGTGAAGGACAGTTTTTACCAACGTCACAAATATATTCAGTTAATCCTTTGGCAGGTAAAAAGAAATCACTTATTAAAAAACCTAGTGGGTTTTTAAGTAAACTACCTCCTGAATTAAGAAGAGCAGGACGTGATGTAGTAAATCAAGTTAAGAGAGGTTTACCAATCGGTAGAATAACAGGTGGAAGAGTATTTCCACCATTTTTATAATTAAAATAGAAGGAGTAAATTATGGCTTTACCAAAAATTGAGGCGCCAAGATATGAGTTGACACTTCCCTCTAAAGATCAAAAAATAGAATATAGACCTTTTTTAGTAAAAGAAGAAAAAGTTTTATTATTGGCTTTAGAAGATGGTGGACAACAAGCACTTATTCGTGCTGTAAAAGATATTGTAAAATCTTGTACATTTAATACTATTGATGTAGAAAACTCTCCACTATTTGACCTTGAATATGTATTTTTACAAATACGAGCAAAGTCAGTAGGTGAGATTTCAAAATTAAAAGTATTATGTCCTGATGACAATGAAACTTATGCTGATGTTGATATTGACTTAACTAAAATAGAGGTTCAAGTTGATGAAGAACATTCAAATGAGATTGTTATTGATAAAGATAAGAAAATAGGAATATTTTTAAGATATCCTAGTATTGATGATGTTGAGGAAATTAAAGACTTAACAGCGGCCGATACAGCAGACTTATTTAATATAATGGCAAGAGGTATTGATACAATATATTATGGTGAAAAAACATATACTGGTTCTGATTACACTAAAGAGGAGATGAACGAATTTTTAGAAAATTTAGATGCTCAAATATTAAATAAAATTAAGAGATTTTATGATACGGCACCTAAATTGACAAAAGAGGTAGAAGTTGTAAATCCAAAGACCAATGTTAAAAGTAAGGTAACATTGGAAGGATTATACGATTTTTTCGGATAGCCCTCTCACACGATAGTTTACAAAACTATTTTGAAACTAACTTTGCTTTGATGCAACATCATAAATATTCATTGACGGAGTTAGAAAATATGTTGCCTTGGGAGAGGGAGGTGTATATCAATCTGTTGGTCGCTCATCTAAAAGAAGAGCGTGATAAAAGAAAAAGGGAGATAAAGTAATGGAAGAGAGTATTACAGTACCATCTGATAAAAAAGAGGTATCAAAAAAAGTAAACGTAGAATTAGAAGTTGACACATCTGTAAAAGATTTAGGACCTAATCCATACGCTAAATTAATTCATTTGGCAAGAGCAGTAGATAGTTGGAGAATATTTCCAAGAGTGTTTATATCTACATACATTTATCTATTATATAAAGTAGTAATTTGGTATATGAATTTATCAAGTCCTACTATGGAACAATCAGGCTTAGTATCAATCGTAGTTGGTGCTGGAGCGGCTTGGTTTGGTCTATACACAGGTAGTAGAGCAAAATCAGATAAGAAATAATTAAATGCCCGAACAATATGTACTAAAAGACGAATTAGCAAAAGAAGTAGTTAAGTCTATGAAACCTAATTTAGGTGGTAGACGTGTTATGGGTAATAAAGATAGTTTAGATATTGAAATTAAAGAAAATAAAATATTATCTGATTTAAAAGAAAATAGTTTAAAACAAAACAATCATTTACAAAAAATATCTTATTCAATGTCTGCTATGGTAGGTTTTGAAAGAGATAAACAGCGTAGAGCTAAAGATCAACAAACTGAATTAGCCAGAGAACTAAAAAAAACTATGGCAAGAGGTGGTGCTATGGGTCCTAGTGGTGTAACAGGCTCACCTAAAACAATGAGTGGTGAAGGTGGTGGAATGGGGCTTATGGGTAAAGCATTAGCATTTTTAGGACTAGGTACTGCTGGAACTGCTGGTGCTAAACAATTACTAAAATTAAGAGGTTCAAAATTAGGTGGAGGTACTGAAAGATTTTTTGGTGTAAATAAAGGTTATGACCCTAGAGCTGCTAAAAAATTAGGTGTAGGTGGTACAGCAAAAGCATTAGGAAAAAGAAGTTTAGGAGGTTTATCAAAAATGGCTACAGGTAAAGCTGGTGTCTTATCTGCTCTATTTGCTATACCATCTTTGATGTTAGATTATTCTGATATGAAAAAATCACAAGCTGAAGGTGATGATTACGGCGCTAGTGAGGCACAAGAAAGTATGGTAGGAACAGGAGGTGCTGTAGCTGGATCTCTTGCTGGAGCGGCTACTGGTGCTGCTATTGGTTCTGTTGTTCCTGTAATAGGTACGGCAATCGGTGGTTTAATAGGTGGTTTAATAGGTGGTTTTGGTGGTTCTAAATTAGGTAAAGGATTATTTAAAACTAAAGCAGAAAAAGAAGCAGAAGCGGCTAAAAAGAAAAAAAATGAAGAAGAACTGGCTAAAAAATATAATTACGATAAACTTAATCCTAAAGATTTAAGTAAAGAAGCTGAGAAAGCACCTGAAATGAAAGAGGCCAAAAAAGGCATTGATATGACTAAAAAACCTGATTTATCAGCTACAGCAAAAGTTGAGGGTGGAAAAGTTACAGGTGTTGAAGGAGATATGGCTTCAATATTAGCGGTAGAGAGATTGAAATTAGGAAAAACTAAAGCAGGACAAAAATCAAGTGCTGATTTTGATAAAATGATGTTTGGTGATACTTTTGCTGGTCAAAGTAGAGAATTAAAAGAGGGTGAAGGAGCTAGAAGTACCGAAGATATTATTGAAAAAGATGGTAAGAAATTTGCTGTATCAAAAACTAGTCAAATTAATTTAAATGATGCCGAACAAGAAATTGCTAAAAATGGTTATATGAAGTTATATAACGATATATTTGGATATTACTATGAATTATATAAAAATAAAGACTTTCAAAAATTATTAAAAAATGATCCTGATAAAGCTAAAGACGCTGAAAAGATAATATTTGATAAAGTACAAGATCAAATATTTGGCAGAGGTAGAAATTTAGGATTTGCTTCAGCAGCATATTTTAATGGTATGATTAGAAATAATAAAGCAAGTGAGATTATTAATAGAGCACAACAAAACGCTTATGCTGATGCTAAAAAAATAGGAACCGAAGAAGCAGGTAAAACAATGTTTGATAAAGTTAAAGGTTTCTTCAAAGGTTTTCAAGGAGAAGAGGCAGGCACAGCAGGCGATATTGCTGGAGAAGCTGCTATGGAAAATGCTGCTGGCGATCAGACTGAAACACAAAAACCAGGCGATAAGAAAAGTATATTTTCTAAATTTAAAACAGTATTGAGAGGTTTAGCAAAAGTTAGTCCTATATCGGCTGCTACTATGGCAATTATGGATAAAAATAAAATGCCTGAAGAAAATGCTCAATTCGGTGATATACCAACAGAAACAAAACCTAAAACAAGAGCAGATATAGCAAAAGATAGAATGATGAATATGGTTTTAAATCCTGAAGATGGTAAATATTACCCACCAGATTCACCAGTTTTGAACAAGTTTAAACCAAATGATTTGAGAAGTGTAAAAGACATATTAGATTCAGGTCAATCAACACAACAAGCTTCTGCTATGGCAGTATCAAATAACAATGTCAACAATGTAAGTAATAATAGTAGTCA